TGTGTTAAAGAAATGATCCTTTATAAGGAACTCACCAGTAACAGCATTAACTATTGCAGTATCTGCAGGATTGAATGTCTTGGCAAAAATAGGAACTCCACCATGTTTTAACTCAAATTCTGTTTTATTTGAACGATTACCATTAACAGCATTATATAAACTTATTCCAACTGATTCAGTAAGACGACCAATCACAACGTCAGGTGGTGTATTGAATAAATCAAGATCAGTATAGAATAATTCACTATATGCACTAACTTCAGCATCAGTTACACCAGAATCAGGATTAAATCTGACATTAAATTTATTATTAGCAAAATTAGCAATGAATGTTCCGATACCAGCTGTGCTACCAATTGATATGAATGGATAATGAACAATAGATGTATCAGTCCCATTATGTGTTGCTAATACCTCATGTATAGCGATTGTAGAACCGTATGCAACCTTTACAATACTCTTTATAGTACTAAACTTATTTGAATCAACTCCAACGATTGTAGAGGTACTTGTAACTCTCTTAAAGTCTGACTGTAGATTGATACTTCTCTCATTTCCTGCTATCTCAGCAGTATTTTTAAATCTAAATGTCCCTATACCAACTGAAGTTGTTCCAAATCCAACAGTTTTAGATCTAAGGGTTGCAGTGTTTATCCCTGTATTTTCAAAATTGATTGATAAAACTCCACCTGTAAGGTTTGAAGTAAATGTACCTATAAAGTTTGATGAGAAATTATTGATTGTTCCACTATCTACGTAGTATTCACTAAAATAAGAATTTGTTCCGTCATGAGTCGCATAAATGTCAACTAAGTTCTTTTCATTAGTTACATTGTCTGTTATCTCAATTGTTGAATAGAATGCAGATGTGACACCTATAGGTGAACTTACAAGATTGATTGTCGCACTTGGATTAGCAGTTTTTGCGACACCAATTACATTTACAAAACCTACACTGAGGGTGTTAATGCCGGCTGTAGGACTATTAAATTTACTTCTATAAATTTTAATATCTAAATCATCATCAAAAGGATTTGTAGGGGTAATATTTAAAAAAGTATCACTTGTTGCTGAATCCGTGAATCCCTCAACATCCATAATCTTTTGAGTTCCTATTCCTAAATTATTTCTTTCAAATGTAAATGTATCAGTAGAATCTTTAAATACGACAACTTCATCAACTTGTATTTCAGTTGTTGCTGGATTTTTTGTCTGAATTAAGAAACTTTCATAGTCATCATTGATAGGTAATCTGACTTTACCATCCTGTGTACTGTTTGTATTTGAGAACTGAGAACTTATATCATCAATATCCAATACTCTGTTTGTTCTACACTCAATATAACTTGATAGTTTTTTGTTCTTTAATTTTAAAAATTTAGACTGACTTCCACCTAATGTGGTATCTGTATCAAGTGCAAAATCAAAGTTATTGATAGTATCAGTTCGTCTATTTGTTATTAAATCTCTATTGATAATTAGATTTGAAGCAGAACTTATTCCTGATTTTGCAGTCGAAGTTATACCAGTATCAGCGAAATTTTTAAGTCCAGCTGTATGTAATAAACGATTTACAGGATCTACTATCTCTTCAAATGTCTGAGGACTTTGAATTGCATATGATAAATTCTGATAATAGTCATTATCTGCAATTACTTGATGATCCTCACTTAATTTTCCAATCTCATCACTCCATCCACGACCTTGCTTGAGTGAGTAATCTATATCAAAAATACCTTTGTTAGTTGAAATTGAATTTATTGTTGCAACTGTACCAGATATTTCACCCCTAATCACATTTCCTACAACTAATTCTTTCTTACCACTTACTTTTATGAATTCATCTGGATTATTTTCCAATACACTGAGATCACTTAACTTAAAGTTTCCACTTTCTCTTATTGCCAATTTTTCACCAGCAGTGAATTGAGCAGATTTTTGAGTTGTTTTAAACTGAGGATAGTTATTAAAGTTTGTTATTGTTGCATAATTCTGTTGCGATGTTTTAGCAATACCAATTGCAGTTGCTATTCCACTTAAATTGAATTCTAATTTTGCTGGACTTGTATTTTGATAATCAGTAACTTTAAAGAAATTATATCCATAATCTGTTGAGTTATATCCACTTCCTGATGATGAATCTAATTGAATACCTTCAACAAATATCTGATCTCCGACAGCAAATGGAACATTTACAAATCCACCAATAGGAGTAACTAAAGTACATGTGACAACACCGACTGATGTAGTATTAGCCATACCAACAACAGTCTGAACTGAAATACCATTAGAGTTATTGATAGTTCTGACTCTACTCTCTACTGCTTTCAAACCTCTTGGTGAACTTATAATATTAACAGATGAAATAGAACTTGATGATAATTCAACCTCAATAACACCCTGATCTGTCAATAAACCAGTTTCGGGATCAACAATAACAATATCAGGTGCTACAAGATAATCAGTACCACCAGATGTTACTTCAATATTTGATATAAGATCTGAGTTTATTAATGTAACTGTTGGCGATATTCTTGCTTCAGGTCTTAGTGTTTTATCAGAATGGTATTCAAAACCCGGATCTAATATACGAACTTTATTAATCTGATTAATACTGTCTGATAAACAAAGTATTTTTGCATTAGTTCCATTTGTAGAAGTAACACTTGATATACCGGGAACTTTTTTATATCCAAATCCTGCAGATGCTAAATTAATTTGACCAACACCACCTGAAGCTGAGGTAGAATTTGTAAGATATGACATCTTATCAATCTCAGTTCGGTTATATGTCAATTTTTCAGGAGTTGCGGGAAGTGATATATTAAATGATGTTGTTCCAACACCAAAAGCAGTGTAAGTTCCAGAATAAACACTATCATCAAATTCAATTCTTGAACCATTTTGCACATCAGTATCAGTTGTGCTTATAAATCCAGATTTTTCAATTGCATAATAGATATTGAGTGGGTTATCTTTACTATACTTTAGAGTAACTGTAGAAGTTGTACCAACACCTACTGTGCCGACTTTTTCTACACTAAATGTGCTAGTTGTTCCTGATGATACAAATTGATTCTTAAATAACTTATCATAATAAAGATTAAAGTTAAATCCACTTAAAGATGAATCCGAAACATAAAATACTAAATCATTATTATTAATGACTGAAATTGGAGGATTAATAAGAGATATTTCTTGATCTGCTCCCCCTGTATTTGTAGTAATACCAACAATTTTTGGTGGTTCGTTAACTACGTCATTTCTTGTCTCACCTAACTGGAAAGCATCATCACTAATTCTATAAACGAAATATGTTCCTGTAGATAATCCTGTAGCCTGAGTAGTATTTCCATCATAAAATATTTTTTGTCCATTTACAAATCCATGATCATCCTTGAATATAGTATCAGCACCAATATTTGCCTGTGCGATAGTCATAGGATTAATTAAAATTTTATCCTGTGCTGTTGAATATTTGACAATTACAGATGTGCTTACTCCTACTCCACCTGACAGATTTGAATTTATAGTTAAATCAATGGTGTCTAACTCAGTTAAATTGTGTGATGTTGACACAGCAACATGAGTTGTAATTTTCTCTGCTTTTCCTAAAACTTGTGTATGGTTTGATTGTAGTAGATATTCAAAGTTATCAGTAGGAACAGTCTTGAAAAATATTGTTTCGCCATTTTTAACAGTTGACAATCCCACTAAATCTTTAGAAATTCGTTTTGCAAATACGGTTGAACCTGTTGTTAAATTAAAATTAGCGGAAACTGCTTGAGTGGTTCCTGTTCCACATACTATATTACCTGCACCACTTGGTATTGTAAATGTAAGTTGTTGATTATTTACAAATGGATGGTTAGGTAAAAATATACTCTTAGCAGGAACACTAATTACCTTTGATCTTTCACCTGTGGTGAATGATTTTCCCATTGCAACCACAGTTCCTGCAGTAAGTGCTAAACCAACTTGTTCCTTTGGATTAAAGAATACTTTATCATTAATTTTTGATTCAAATGGATCTGTGACTAAAGGTATAGTAAACTTATGAGGCACTGTAGAAACGGTGTCAGATAAGGCATGCCCTGAACCACCTACGATACCTCGTTTCACTCTTAATATTTTCCTTTCGTCAAATCTATTGAGAACTTGTAATTTTTCTGTTCCTATACCTATACTACTTCCAGCTGATACCCTATCAGGGATGGATGAAACATATATGTCTGTAACAACTCCAGCAGTTGCATTCGCACCCATTGCTTTGTATAAAACAACTATCTCAGATGACACACCTACCTTATGAGAATCTGTCAATCCTGAAATACTTGTTGTTAATCCCGAAACAACAATATTGTCATTGTCTGAAAATGTATGAGATGTTGATATAAACGCACTAACTTGTGTATCAGTATCTCTTACAAAAACAACATCATCATAGGTCTGTACAGTGGTTGTGACACTTGATATCTCTTTACCAGTAATCTTTGATACAAAGGCACTAGCACCCCCTCCAGAGGTACCTGTATTATCAAAGGATAAATTATCATTTACTTTATAACCACTTCCTTCTTCAACTATTTGGAATCCTTCAACTTTACCTTTAGTTACTGACTCAACAATCGATGTTTGTTCAATAATTTCATTTGATTCAGTGATATAATCATTATCAGCGGTTGGATCTGCTACAGCATAAGGGAGTGTATTTCTTGTCAATTCGTTTTGATTAAAATCAAAATTATTTTGGTCAATTGAGAAATTATCTGCATCTGGTTTAGATCTATATGTATCTCCAAGGAAATATGGGAACTTAGGTACTAAATCTCCTTGAGCACCAGTCGTTACACCAACAAAATATGCATAAACACCATTTGGATAGTCTGGTGTTTTACAAAATCTTCCATTGCTCTTATCTAAATCTCCAGAATCATTATATTGATAATCTTCAACAAAAAATCCATTAGCAAAAGATGGTCTATTCACCACATTGCTTGTATTTAAATCATATCCTGTATCTAGTATTTGAATATTTGAATTAGAATCAAATGCATCTCTATATCCATATGGCCCATAGATTGGATTTCCATCATAAGCCCATCCAACTATTGGAGAGTGTCCAGTGATTGTGTCTGGATCATTAAACTGTGAACTATAGAGTGAAGTGTTATATCCAACAACAGCATACTGTAAATTACTTTCAGACTCCCTTAATAATATCTCATCATCAAATCTTTCTAGATTATTAACTGTCAATGATCTTACAGATGGATCAAAAATTTGACCTGATCCTGCAGGTATAACTCTTACTGTTGGTGATTCACTATATCCAATACCTGTATTAATTATTTTTACATCTGTAATTTTACCATCAACCACCACTGGTCTAAGTTTAGCACCGACACCAGTTCCAACACCAACTAATTCTAGATCTGGTGGTGAAAAATATTCTTTACCACCATATCTAACATCTACAAAAGAAATTCTACCCTCTGATGCTATGACCTTCAACTCTGCTGATTTACCATTTTTGACATCTACACCGGGTTTCTTTTCAAAATTTAAAATATCAGATCCATAATTAGTTCCTGACTCATACAAATAATTACCAATAATAGATCCACGAACCACAGGTGTAATTACTATGTCACCTGTTCGTGTGAAAGTAGTTGGTGAGTATATTACATTTACACTTAACTCAATGTTTGGATATGCAAATTCTTGTAAACCAGAACCAGAAGTTGATAATTGTACATAATTATTTCTATCAAAATTAGATACATCAGTACCAGCTGCTCCTGCATTTGCTAATCTGAATGCATTGTCATCAATTTTAATTATTTTGTATCGAGTTGCTGAACTTAATCCAGATATAATGGTTCCACCAGCAGCAAAATTATATGTAATCACTTCACCATCGACAAATCCATGATTTACAAAATTAACTGTATTTTCAATGGTTGATATACCAACAGGTTTAACGACTAATTTTCTATTTGTGTAGTTTGAACCAGCATTTTCAATTACAACTGAACGCAAAAAGTTTTTCTTTTCAAGAGTTTTAAATTTATGAGTTCCTTGTGTGTTTATAGTTGTGAATCCAACAGTGTTAATACCAGCATTAAAATCATTTATATTTTCATATAATCTAATTGATGATATACCAATTACTTCAGGATAGTAAATAGATCCATTAGATAAAAACTTGTTTTGATCCGTATTAGATCCACTAAAGATACCTACACCTATTGATGAGTTATTGTTATTATTGTATACTATGGGTTCACCAGTCAATAAATTATGAGGTTGACTAAAAATTAATTGATCATGTGTAATATCAATACCACCTCTAAGAGCAGTTGTTCTACCATCAAATGTTAGTTCTCTAAATCTTTTACGAATTACTGGTTTAAGCACTGCACCTGTACCATTACCACCTGATAAGGTTACTGAGAGCACATCTTCAATATCAAAACTTTGTTGATCAACTAATACTTCTTTTAATTCACCTTTAATTACAGGTTGTATTAATGCAGTAGTACCAGATCCTACTTGAGGTATGGTAATATTTGGCATGTTGATTACATCAAAATTTGAACCACCGTTGAGTATTTTAACTCCTGACAATGGCCCATAATAAATTTTATCCTCTGATTTGTAGTTTGTTATTTCAACACCGTTAATTAATATACCAGTGGCACCGGGTTCTGTTGGACTTGCATCACCAGATTTAATATTTGAAGATGCAGGAAACTTCTTAAGTATTTTTTGAACACCTATTTCTTCATTTTTATGTCTAAGTAATACGAAACTATGTTCAGTCGTTACTGAAATTCTTGAACCAACAGGAATAGATGCTAAAGTTAAACCTTGAACTGTAAGAATATTATTTTGAGTATCTATTGAAGATATAGTTGTTATTCCAGCATTAGGAACGTTAGTGCCTGATACTGTATCTCCAACTTCAATATTAGCAGTTGAATCAACTTTTATTGTATTAACACCAACCACCGCTGTTGTTACGACTCCAACTTGTATCTCACCTGAAGTAAATTCTAAGTTATCAGATATTGGAATAAATGATCTAGATGAATAAATTTTTATTTGATTGTTGGGTGTAAGTTTTTCAACATAATAAACACCCTCTTCCAATCCACCTAAGACTAAACTAGGATTTTTAGGTTTGTAAAATACAGCATCACCTGTAATAAACCTTGTATTTGAAGGGAATGATATTACAGAGTATTTTTGAGTAACATTACTGAAATCTTGAATATTGTTACCTGCAGAACTAGGAATAGTGCTTTTAAAAACACTTTCCTGTATATCATACGAAGGTAATGATGTAGAGGCTACATAATATTCTTCATCATCCTTGTTATATACATTTTGCACGTTTGCTGTAACAACATTATTCCCATACTGAATATTAGATGTTGTACTAAATGCTCTATCTAATTTTCTACGAAGATCATAATCAATATTAGATAATATTGTAAATGTCTGACCACCTAAATTTAACTTAACACCATTATTTTGGGTAATATCAGTAACAATAGCATCATTCACTTCAACTTGTTGAGAACCACCTCTTCTGATAATATCAACTTTATCTCCAATTTTTAAATTTGATTTATCAGGTGTGGATGATAATATTGCAGTTCCTATACCTGCAAAGTTATTAATTTGAAATGTGCATGATGTATTATAAATCCATGAATTGAAAAATGTCTCTTTAGTTGTCTTTTCAATCGGATTTGAAACAACTTCCCCAAGATTTTTTACTGAGATTTTTTCACCCTCTGTTGTTACACTAGAAGTTTGTGATGGTAAAAGTTTGAAATCAGATAATACTCCAGTTATTCTCAACTCAACCTTTTTAGAAGTATCACCATCTTCATATCCAAAGTAAATTTCACTTGATCTTATATCATCAGTATCTGTTATAGATGAGGTTATTCCTGTACAATTTAAGAACTGATTTACGGTCTTATCAGTGTATGTAATAGTGTTTATACCTGATATTACTGTTCCAGTAGTACCAAACCCTACAGTCGAATCTACGGTTATTACAGAGGAACCTACTGATACGTTATCAATTACTTTTGATTTTCCGGGTATCGTAAAAGTACCTTTAATACCACTTCTATCATTGTATCCTACAAATAAACTTAATTTATAATATGTTTTTCTATTCCTTGTAATGATCTCTACTTCTGATATTGATGCAGTTGTCTGATCATCAGTTGATTTTGTTATTGTTTGTCCTAAAAGTTTATTAGGATCACCACTTATGACCTCCGCTAACACTATTTCTCTACGAATATATTCAGCACCAGATGGTTTTATCAACAATTCTTCTAAATCAACCACCTTTGGAGTTACACCAAATAGCACATTAAATAATATACGGAATGATTCAGCAGTTCCTTTCGATCCATATAAAGACTTTGACTCCTTTATGAAATTACTTACATCAATTTGGGGGACAAATTTTGTGTCCTCTAAGCCAGGAGTTAATGATGACTTGACTTTTTTGTAAAATTCTTGTAAAAATAGAACACTTAAATTGTTTACTGATGTACCTGCTGTATGAGTATCAGTAGTGCTTGTTGCAAATACCAACTCACCGGGATTATTTGGATCAGTATATGATGTTATACCACTAAACCCTCTTAAACATCCAGTAAATGTATTTGTTGTTAAACCTGTATAACTTATTATTTCATCATCAATTTTTAATAGTCCGTATTGATCAGGGAAACCTTTTGTAGATGATACTGTTATAGTGTCACTTGTAGTTGTTATACCACTACTTAAAGTAGTAACACCAACGATTACTTCAGGAGTTAAATTATCTAATTTAAGATATTGATCTAAATTATCACTAATATCAACAACACCACCTCGGTGCTCTTGTGAAATATAATACTGCCTTAAAAAGTCAACAGTTTTTGGACTTTCTGAGAGAATAAACTCAGGAAGTTGACTTTCTATTATTTGCTGAACTTGTATACGTTTTTCGATTCCAGTTCCTATCATTTTATGACCTGTTTAGTTCTCCATTTGAGTATGATGATGTAACTTTATATCCGACACCAGAGATTTGTTCACCAGATGTAATTGTATCCTTAACCATATTTATGGTGCTACTTGGGATGTTAAAATCTAGATATAGGTCTTGTAAACCTATGACATCATTAGATTCGGGGAATGCCTGTACTTCAACGATATTATTTACCTTTTCAGTCTCAGTAATATTTACAGTGGTCAAATTAACCTCACCATGAACATAATCAACTGTTCCAGCTGACTTAACTACAACCACGTTTGTTCCACTTTGTGCATCCTTCCTCACAATTGAGATAATACCAGTTTTCATATCTGCATTTGGAGTATCAGTTATATAAACGGTATTAGTATTGCCTTGAATTTTAAATCCTGTACTCTTTATGTTTAAACCACCGGGTTTCACATTGAACTGATTACCGAAACAAAGTTCATATTGTGCAAATTGATTTATCAATGCGTTTAAGTTTCTCCTAATTTTAACCCTTGTGATATTAGAAGAAATTGCTCTATCAATATTATCAATTACATTCAACACCTTACTATACTTAAATCTACCACCAAAACGATTTACATCACCAGATCTTGAGTATGTTGTAAGAGCATTAGTAATTTTTGTTTGTAAGTCATTTACATTTGAAACTGCAGTAGAATTGTAGTATATAAATGACTCAACTTCGACATAGAGAACTTGTAAATCAACTATCTGTTGATTGATACCTGTCAATGAATAGCCCTTTAGTTTTTGTAAAATTTGTGTTTTATCAAAGTCTGATACAAATTCACCATTTTTTGGTTTGATTGTTATAAAAACTGTTCCAAATTGAGGTGGATCTAACTCTTCACCACCAACTACTGATACACTTTCAGTATTAGGATATACTGTTTGAATAATTGATTCATAATCCCTTGCTGTAACCGCTCTATACTGTGCTGAATAAAGTCTAGGGGCAAAGTACTTAATAGAGTCTAACGATTCTATATCACCCCCATTAGAGGCAGCCTGAATAGTATCTACACTTGGGACTGTCGATGGCACTATAATACTTGCAGGTAGAACTGATACTGCTTCATCCTTGTCAGTAAAACTACCAGCAAATGTAAATACTCTAGGCCCATTTCCAGCAGCACCAGAAGTAATAATATATTGAACTGTGATGACAGCACCATTTTCTAGTTTTTTACCAAATGTACCATCTCCAAATAGCAATTCATATTTTTCATCTTGTATTTCTTGAATTAAATATGTTTCTGATACAGAAGTTACGTTAACAATATTGTCTATTATCTTATATTGTTTACCTAAACCGGGATCTGCAGCACCTTTAACATACACAACGATTGAAGAGGTATCAATATTTGAATTATCAAGAATAAATCTCTGTTCTAATGACCCATCTACAGTAAATTGGGATGTTAAATATTGCCCTTCTAATATATTAATTGGTTGTTGAGTAGTTCCAAATTGAGCAAGACCATTATTCACTGTAGTGGTTATACTTTCTGATATTGAGAATACAAAATCAGTATCATCTTGAGTCCCTACACATACTAAACCGGGTTGTAAGGTGATTGTTGGACTACTTGTATTAGTTGATACTTGAAACTTTACAGACGCTCTGGCTGCTGTTTTAGACCTTG